GCACTGGCAACGGTTTTAACCTCCCCTGATTGGTCGCACCTTGCCCCCTATGTCAATCTGAGCGATATTTACTGGCGGCTGCGGTGGGATCGGAAATGTCGCCACATCAAACTCAACGGTGAAAAAGGATGTCTGACGCTTGAGGCCCGCCGCTGGGCACTGGGGGAAATCCTCGCCTTACAGGATGAGTCGGCACGGCTAGCGCTGGAATTGGGGCGGAAACCTTATGTGCTGATTGAGCCGGAGGAAGTGGATCTGATTCAGCAGATGCTTGAGGCCCGGACATTCCCAGATCCTCGGAGGTATGCCCCTGAAGAACTGGCTGATAAAAATTAGATGCTTTGGATGATAGGACTCTAAAGGTTACGGCCTTGCCCCGTGCCCAGGCGTTACACTAGGCATAGTTCCCCCCACTCCGCACGATGTCGGACGATGCGCCACCCCCACTGATCCTAGTCGTCAACGTGCCCACGGAGGACGAGACGGTTATTTTGCACCTGACCAACGCTGTCGATGAACTACCCCAGCATTGGCAGATTGGACGGGCAAGCGATTGCGCGGTGAGGATTCGGGACAAACAGGTAAGCGCCCACCATGCGACGATTCGAGCCGAGCCAATCGTGGGTGGCAACAACTATGATCATTGGGGCCGACGCCGTTACCTGTGGCGGTTCAAGGATAACAACAGCACTAACGGAACGTTTCAAAATGGAATTCAGATAGGCGGTAGGGGCCATCCCTCACCCTGGATAGAGATTGAGGACAACGACTCGATTACCGTGGGTCAGCAGACTCGAATCCGGTTTAGCTTCGATGGCAACTTTACCGACGGCACGGGCGAGGTAACCGTAGGGCTGGTAAGCGAACCCCACGTAACGCCATCGGGGCCTACAGATATTTGCAGCAAAGCGTCAGAGGAGGCCAATAGGGGCACCCTTTGGGATATTCTGTACCTAGTCCTGCTAGGGCCAAAGGACTTGAGTAATTGGCTCTGGTGGCTGTTTCTGGCCATTGTCGGTAGTGCTGTGTTCCTTACCCTGGAGTGGATTAGGAGTCGGTAGCCATGGAGATTGCAAGATGTCCTGGAGTGTTGCCAGATGGGTTTTACTGCGAACGCCGCTGGCACTGTGTTCGATACCGCTATGGCCATGGGGATCTGTGGTTAACGCCTGCCTTTATGGATGGCGTATGCCGGGACTTCAAGCCAATACACCAAGAGGGGAGAAGGGGAGTGGACTGGATTCATATTTGGCCGGGAGGGGTGCTAGTGTGCCACCCCAAAGGATGGGCAACGTTTCGCTTTTTGCCAGATGGGGGCTTCTCGATTGAGGTGGAAGAACCCCCGTCTGTGTCATGGCCCAAAGTGCTGCTGCAATGGGTGTTCGCTCCGGATTACATTCGCCTGAGTCATTGGCGCTGTCCCAGGAATTTGCAGCAATGGAAACGTCAGATCCGTTGGTGGCTTGAGGATATGAAGGGGGAGGAATAGTGAGTCGTCCAGTGTTGCCCCGCTGTCTGGGGGTGTTTCCCCAAGGCAACCCGTGCCCATACCGGGAAAGCTGCCTGCACTACACCAAAGGCCCCGACGCGCATGGAAGTTACTGGGTGCCACGGGTTGAGGGGAAACGCTGCTTTGATTGGGAAACCGAACGGGGGTATGCCGTGGGAAGGGGGACACCATGACAAACACAGAAAAACTCAAAGCCTTTGCCGCTATACAACGAAACAAAGATGTGATGTTGCTGGCCATGCAGGGGCTAAACGACCGACAGATCGCGGCCAACCTACGCCTAGGGCGCGGCACTGTAACCACCATCGTCTCGCAAGCCAATGAACTACTAGGCAACGGCGGGGGCATTAGCATCCATGCTTTGGGGGCGACTTTGAGGGGGATGAAAAAGCCATGACTCGCGACGAAAAGCGCCAACTCGCCGACCACGACCGCACCCTAGACGCGACATTGCTCACGACCGAGGGTGTGTACCTAAACTCAGAACGCACCGCTTTGAGGGATGCCTGTGGTGATTGGTAGCCTATCGCCTGGAGTAGCCACCTAGAGCGCTACGAATCTCCCATTGCCCATGTTGATGCCGTGCTGAGACGGGCAAGCCGGAGCCTAGGGGACTAAGGATTGGGACGTTCTGGACAAGGACACCCTAGAATAGAATAGGCCAAGACTTTAGGGATAGCCATGCAGGGGACACCACTCTTACCGCCATTGTTCGGCACAGCGGCCCTGAAGGATACTGGGACGACGGAGGGCACTGTACCACTCAGGACGGTCAATGGTGCCTTGGTCGGCCCGATGGCCTGGTCTGAGCTAACCAATACTCCCACGACCTTAAGCGGCTACGGGATTACTGACGCGGCTACCAGTGCCCAGGGCAGTTTGGCGGATACCGCTGTGCAGCCCGGAGACCTTGCCACGGTTGCGACCACGGGCAGTTACACCGACCTGCTGAATAAACCCACCATCACAACTGGCACCGTTGAGTCAGTAGGCTTGGCCCTGCCATCGCAGTTCACCGTCACTGGATCGCCTGTCACCAGTACAGGGACGCTAACCGCTGCCTGGGCTTCCCAGACCCAAGCCCATGTTCTAGCCGCGCCTAGCGACGGCAATGGTACGCCTACATTTCGAGCGTTGGTGGCGACCGATATTCCGACACTTAACCAAAACACGACCGGGACAGCGGCCAATGTAACGGGTATCGTTGCAATAGCTAACGGTGGAACCGGGACAAACACAGCACAGCTAGCTATCAATACCTTGGTTGGAGCCGTTACCAGTGGTCAATACCTTCGAGGCGATGGCACCAATGTGGTGATGTCTGCCATCCAGGCGGCGGACATCCCGACACTGAATCAAAACACGACCGGGACGGCTAGCAACGTCACGGGCATTGTCGCTGTAGCTAACGGGGGGACGGGGACAAGCACAGCACAGCTAGCTATCAATGCTTTGGCCGGAGCCGTTACCAGTGGGCAGTACCTTCGAGGCGATGGCACCAATGTGGTGATGTCTGCCATCCAAGCGACGGACATTCCAACCCTTAACCAAAACACGACCGGGACAGCGGCTAACGTCACCGGGGTTGTGGCCCTTGCCAATGGTGGAACCGGGGCGACGACGGCCCAGTTAGCCATCAATGCCTTGGCTGGGGCTGTCACCAGTGGTCAATACTTGCGGGGCAATGGCACGAATGTGGTGATGTCTGCCATTCAGGCAGCGGATGTGCCGACCCTCAACCAAAACACAACCGGGACGGCTAGCAATGTTACCGGGGTTGTGGCCCTTGCCAATGGTGGGACGGGTGCAACGACTGACGCAGATGCCCGAACCAATTTGGGGCTAGCCATTGGCACGAATGTCCAAGCCTATGACGCAGACCTTGCAGCCCTTGCGGCACTAACGACCACGGGCTTGATTGACCGCACAGGCGATGGCACGGCCACAACTCGCGCAACTGGAGCGACTGGACTGAGTGTGCTGGCGGCAGTGAATGAAGCGGAGGCACGGACAGCCATTGGTGTCGGTGCCATTACAAACCGTAACCGCCTAATCAATGGTGGCATGGCCATCGACCAGCGCAATGTTGGCAATGCCCAAACCATTACAGCCGGGGCCGCATTGGCCTATACGGTAGATCGTTGGTACGCCTATTGCACTGGGGCAAACGTCACCGGGCAACGGGTGCAGGGTGCTACGGCTGGGCGTTTTCGCTATCAATTTACAGGTGCGGCTAGCGTTACCGCTATTGGTTTTGGTCAGCGGATTGAACAACTCAACAGCGCTGATTTAGCAGGAACCACCGCAACCCTATCGGTAGACCTCGCCAACAGCCTACTGACTTCCGTAACCTGGACGGCCTATTATGCCGCCACAACAGATACGTTTGGGACACTGGCATCCCCCACTCGCACCCAAATTGCAACGGGGACGTTTACCGTCAATAGCACCGTTACCCGATACTCCACTCAAATTGCAATTCCAATTGCGGCGGTAACGGGCATTGAAATTGTGTTCACGGTTGGGGCACAAACATCAGGAACATGGATAATTGGCAATGTCCAGTTGGAGCCGGGTAGTGTTGCTACTCTTTTTGAAAGTAGGTTGCACGGGACTGAATTGGCATTGTGCCAAAGGTATACATTTATAGGTGGAAATGGCCATCTTGTATCAGGATACCATGCACCTGATGGAATAGGTAACTTTATATACCTTCAACCTTTTTATTACAATACTACCATGAGAGCTAATCCTACAGTCTCTTTCTCCCATGCAGGTGCATTTGTTATGGTATCATTTAATTCATTTCCTTTTGGTTTTTTATTCTATAGCTACAAAGCTTATACTGAGGGTTTTCAAAAGTCTACTCTGACTTCTAACATTTTTGCGATAGCAGAACTGTAAGCTATGTATCAACTAACAGCATCAACAAACATTCTTCGACTAGCCGACAATGCCTTCATTCCGGCGGAATCAACAAATATTGATTACCAGGAATATCTAGCCTGGGTATCAGCCGGGAATACGCCAGAACCCTATGTGCCGCCAGTTGTGGCAACGCCAACAGATTGGGATGGATTCAATCAAGCCATTCTCAGCAACACCGAATTCAACCAGGTTTACGCCGCCGTTATGGCGAGTCATCCCCTGATTGCCGCTGCTCTCCCCGCTGCCCTAACCCAGGTGGCCAGTGGACAAACGGCGATGTTTGCCACGGTGTTTACCCAGATGTGTGCTGTGGCCAGTGTGAGTGCCGAACAGCGGGGCATCTGGGCTACCCTGGCGGAGACTCACCACTGCCCTGCTGAGTTTGTGGCGGTGGTTCGAGGGACATAATCATGGCTAACGAACTCAACCTTGACCTAACCCCGGCCCGCACGGGCTACACCATGACCGTGCAGCTGTTATTGAATGGCGCTTTGTACGGTAGCCCTATCGCCGCGACAGAACCCACCCCTGGCTACTACACGGCCACGATGACGGCCCCCGCTGGAGACTATGCCGTTCGGTTCATCGTGGATAGTACAACCATTGGTACTGGGTTTATTCGGTGGGACGGCACCGCAGAGATTTTGGACACCCCCGGTACATCCACCTTGCTATCCCGCCTAAGCGAAACTCGCGCCGGATACCTGGACGCCGCCATTAGTAGCCGTTTAGCCGCGATCTCCTACACCGAACCCCTGACTATTCTCCAAACTGCCAATGCCGTTACGGATGCCCTCACAGCCTACCCCGTGGCGACCCTGGCCCAAGTTCAGGCGGCGGGGTTTACCTCAGGTAGGGATGCCTCTTTGGTCGCTACAGAGGCCGCTGCTAAGGCCGTGGCAGACGGTCGGCACAAAATTGATTACTTGGCCGCTACCGCTACTCAGTACGATGTTGATGGCAACCCTCGGACGGTATTCGATTTGCTCGACCAAGACGGTAACCCCGCGACTACGGCTCAAGCTGCCGTTGAAAGGGTGCCACAACCATGACCATGCCCAAACAAGAACAACTCCAAGCCCTAGCCAGTGAACTCTGCACCGATGACCAGTGTGAGTTCTGGATTGAGTATCGCCCTAACCGTGGGTGGTTTGCCGTTGCCACAGAGAGCCGATGGTTTGGCGATGACGGCGAATACCTGGGCCGTGTTTACCAGGAAGCCCGCTACGGATTGATGGCCATCTTAGGATAATGCCATGACACTTTTCCCCCTTGGCCTAGAGCAAAACCTACATCCGATTCCCCTTAGTCCCGCTGCTATCAGCAGGCTATTGCCAACCATCTGCATTCCGGCAGTCTCCATTGCTGATCTTAGCGACGTGCTGAGCATTCGCGATGCCCTGGAGATTTTGACGATCCGCGATGCCATGGACGTTCTGACGATTCACGAATCCATGGACATCCTGGACATTCACGATGCATCAGATAGCCTAGAATTGACAGAGGACTTGCCCACAACGTCCATTATTCCCGGCTGCGAGGCATAGCAATGGCTGATGATTTTCTGGACGGCAAAATCTACACCGTTGGCACCGCTGGCCTAGAAGGGTTGATCTACGACTTCACCCAACCCGTGGAAAAGGACGAGCCGAGCTTGGTCAATGCTGCCATTGCGTTACGGGTCTGGAAACTGGTAGGCACCGTCAAGTTCTCGACCGATGGCATTCTTGACAAAACCCGCGCTTTGCCGCCCGGATCGCCCACTCCTTCCATAATCCTGACCGTGGGGAGTGGCCTCACTCGAATCACCAATCAGGCCAAGCACCAGACGGGCAGCATTCAGTTTACCCCCGCCCAACTTATCACCCTGCTAGGCACCGACACCCTAGCGGCGTTTAGTTACTTGTGGGTCATTACCCCCGTTACCAATGGGCCCGCCGCTCGCCCCCTAGGGTTAGGGTACGATGGGGTATTTGGCTTGGTCAAAGAGGGTTATACCCTGCCTAGTGCGGCGAAGGTTTAGAGCAATGGTTTGGGGATTAACGTTGATTGCTGTGATAGGGCTGGCGACCGTGTTGTTTTTGGATGCAATTTTGGAGGATGACATTGATTAAACCCGACATTTGGATTCAACAGCAAGCCATCGAAAACCGGATGATTGATCCATTCGTGCCGAGCCTTATCCGAGAGGTAGATCGGGATGGCGTTACCAATCGGGTGATTAGCTATGGGCAGTCATCGTATGGGTACGATATCCGGCTGTCTCCTAAAGACTTTCGCATCTTTCGCCACATTCCCGGCGAGGTGGTGAATCCCAAACGGTTCAACCCTGCCCACCTAGAACAAGCCCCGCTATTCAGTGATGAGGATGGCGAGTACTTTATCCTACCAGCCCATACCTATGCCCTAGGAGTGACCATGGAGCGGGTGGTGATGCCTCCCAATATTACTGGGCTGTTGCTCAACAAATCCACCATGGTACGTTGTGCCGTGTTGCTACCAACAACCGTTATTGAGGCGGGTTTTGTAGGGTCAATCACTTTGGAGATTTCCAACTCATCTCACAGCGATTGCCGCATCTATGCCGGGGAAGGCATTGGTCAACTTCTGTTTTTCGAAGGCGAAGCCTGTGAGATTTGCTATGAAACCCGCAAGGGCAAATACCAAGACCAAGCACTTGAAACCGTTACCCTAGCCAAAGTCTAACCATGCTTGATACCCCTACTCTACGCATCCTTGATTCCCGCTTTGTCGCTGGCACAAAACACATTGTCCACCATGTGCAACTCTTTCAAAATGGTGATGTCATTCTGCAATGGATGGACAATGAAACGCTAAACGAATGGCGACGCAAACTTTACGGTTACACCATCAACGATGGCGCTGTCTCCCATGTTGGTAACGTGGTTTGCCAAAAATACAACCCTCAATAGCCATCTGCACACGGTTGCTTGCGTTGATTAGCCACGTTGCCCAGAAGCTCTAGCCCCGACGAAATTCAGTCAATCAAAAAGCAACTCAAAACCCTATGTCAGAAACCCCAGGAACCTACCCCGACCGTCCCCAATGGCGCTCCAAATACCATCGCCCAATCTGGGGCCGCAATGCCAATGGTGATGCTGTACAAACCTGGGTGGATGTCTACGATGTCCTCCACGCCTTTCGCCACGATGCCGATGGTGAACCCCTATCCCACCAACCGGGGGATGACGCCGTGGCCCATGCCGTAAAGAAATTGCTATGCCCCGGCCAGCGGGGTAGCAAGGGCCGATTACAGGATCTTAGTGAGGCATTGGTGGCTGTGCAGCGGGCTATCGATGCAACCATCTTGGAAACGCCCTAGCCCAAAACAAAACCCCGACCGAGGGATGGCCGGGGTGAGTGGTTCAACAATAGGTGAGGTAACACAAGGAGTAGTCTGTCTCAAGGATAATCCAAAAACAAAACCCCGACCGGATCCGGGGTGTAGCAGGTAGGAGATACGAGCGGCCCATGACTGCGTGCCGTGTGCCCCTAGCCTAACCCATCGGGCTAAAATTGAGCTGTAGCGTCGTGCCACCCATGCCTAAAGACAAAGGTTATTTGATTCCTGTTCATGAATGTTTTGGGCCAACTGTCCAGGGAGAAGGTTTCTGGTCTGGATCAATTGTCAGCTTTATTAGGTTATCCGGATGCCCTGTGGGATGTCCATGGTGTGATACGGGGTATGCCGATGGAGGCGCGTCTCTTCCACGAGAAAAACGCTCTATTCATTCACTTATTGCCAACACTCAGAATCGGGTTGTTATTTCAGGCGGTGAGCCGTTTATTCATGCCAACATCTCTATACTGGTTGAGCATTTGATCGCTGCTGGCAAAAACGTACACATTGAAACGTCTGGCTCTTTCTATAAGCCCGTCAATGATTTAGCTTGGATAACCCTTAGTCCTAAAACTCATGTCAACAAGGATTACCCTGTTCAACCCGATTTATGGGATCGTGCCAATGAAATCAAGCTTGTTATCGCAGATGGCACCGAGGTCGATTTCTATGCTCAATGGCTTAACCAATTCTCCGGACATATTTTCCTACAGCCTGAATATAGCCAGGGGGACAGCTCCCTAAAAAATACATTAGAATTATTGTATGCCAACCCTCGGTTCAGACTTTCGCTGCAAACCCATAAAATGATTGGGGTTCTATGACCTGGATTCTGTCTAAGGAATTTACCTTTGAAGCTTCACATCAACTGCCACACCATGATGGCAAATGTGCCAGACTGCATGGCCACAGTTGGCGTGGAATGGTTTATGTGTCTGGCGATGTCCTGCATTCTGACGGGGCAAAGCAAGGGATGGTGATGGATTATGCCGACATCAAGAGACATCTAAAGCCCTTGGTCGAAAATCATCTTGATCATTATCATCTCAACGATTCTCTAAAATTGGAGACACCCACCAGTGAAGCCGTCGCCCAATGGATCTACAACCAACTCAAGAGCGTTATCCCTAACCTCGTTTGCGTCCGGATTGACGAAACCTGTACCAGTCGATGCCTCTATACTGAACTCGCTGACTTCAGTCATGCGATCCTTATGGGGTGACTTGCTAGACTCGGAAGGGATGGAGGATACCCCTAGGCGAGTATTAAAGCATTGGGCCACAATCACCCATGGATTGAACCAAGACCCGCAAGAACCCCTAGCCAAGACGTTTCCATGTGACCATGATGAAATCGTGGTCATTAAAGACATCCCGTTTAATTCTTTGTGTGAGCATCATTTATTACCGTTCTACGGTGTCGCTCACGTTGCCTACATCCCTAGCGGGCGGGTTGTTGGGCTTAGTAAGATTCCCCGGTGCTTAGATATCCTAGCTTCTCGCCCACAGTTACAAGAGCGACTGACCGACCAACTAGCCGAAGCCATTAACACCGCTTTGCAGCCTGTCGGGGTGGCTGTCGTGCTTTCGGCAGAGCATACCTGCATGACCACTAGGGGAGTTCTAAAGCCTGGTTCTGCCACCGTTACCAGTTGCCTTCTAGGTGTGTTTCGGGAAGACTCCGCGGCCCGCGCTGAAGTGTTGGGGTTGATGAAATGAGGATACATTTAATCATCCCAACCAAGGGGGGGGGGATCAACCTATCTTCACTAGCGATGCTTTGATAGAAGAAAATTTTGAGAACAGCTTGTTTAGTTTCGCTTACGCTAAATATGAACGTTATCAACATTATCTTTGGGATGAACTAATCAATCATGTCGAAAGCACTCGTAATTCTTAGCGGTGGTCAAGATTCCACGACTTGCCTTGCTGTAGCCAAGCAACGGTTCACCGAAGTTCATGCTGTGACGTTTGAATATGGACAGAAACACGCCATAGAACTTGAGTCGGCCCGCCGTGTCGCTGAGTTGATGGAGGTAAATTCCCACGAGGTCATCACTCTAGGGCGTATCCTGGCTGGTACATCGCCATTGGTTAGCGATACCCCTCTAGGGAAATACAACAGCCCTGCGGAGCTTCCAGGGGGCATAGAACCGACGTTTGTTCCGGGTCGTAACTTGCTGTTTCTCACCTTGGCGGCAAACCGCGCTGCTGTGCTAGGCGTCAATCACCTATTCACTGGGCTATGTGAGGAAGACTTTGGAGGCTACCCGGATTGTCGTCAAGTCTTTGTCGACGCCATGGCCTCGGCTTTGTCTGAAGGCATTTGGGGCCAACCTGGCGTATTCAAAATCCACACCCCATTGATGCACCTCAACAAAGCCGATTCGGTTCGATTGGCAGTAGATGTTCTGGGTGATCAGTTTGAATCTGTCATGGCAGAAACCCATACTTGCTACGATGGCGTTAAAGGTGGCTGTGGTCAATGTCATGCCTGCCATCTTCGAGATCGGGGCTTCCGTGAGGCGGGTATCAACGACCCCATCTGGAAATACCGCAAGGTGACAGCGTGAGGATTCATCTAGCAGACCATAGCCCTGAACGTGGTCAGCGCCTTTGTTTGCTGCAAGAAAAATGGGGGGGGTGGCTACATTCTTATGCCTATGCGGGAGTTCAAGGATGGGACGTTACGGAATCCTATTGGGAGTATTTAGTGAGGATTCATTTTGCTGACGCATCTACAGACAGAGGGCAGCTTCACTTGCGAGCAAGTGAAGCTGCCCCGTCCTCTTTGTTTAGCTATGCATATAAAGATTCTCGTCACTTCTATGAACCCTTTGAACGCTACTGGGATGAACTTGTGAGGATACACTTTGCGGGGCAAGGGCCGTTTACTATCGACTGCAAGGAGAGAGAGAACGTGCAAAATTATTTAACGACATATGCCTATCCTAAAGAAAACGATGCTCATTCATCTTTATGGAGTCGTGTTGACCTCCGCCCCCGTGTAATCATCGACTCTGGCGCATTTACGGCATGGTCAACGGGGAAGACCATACGCCCCCAAGACTATGCAGAATGGGCGCTTGATTTTGATAAGCGCTGGCGTCATAAAATGGCGTCGCTTGAATTTATGAACCTTGATGTGATTGGCGATCAAGATGCTACTTGGGTTAATCAAGGTATCCTTGAGGGGCTAGGCATGAAACCGCTCCCCATCGTCACCTTTGGCGTTGGCCTCAATCACCTCGACCGCGCATTAGAGAATTATGATTACATTGCCCTAGGTGGTCTTGTTCCCTATACCAGGGACAAGGCCAAGCTTAAATCTTGGCTTGACGCTTGCTTTTCTCGTGTCATGGCATACCGAAAAAAGACAGGCATCTTGCGGCGGATTCACTTGTTAGGCATTACGACGGATTGGGTTCTAAAACGATATCCTTGCTTTTCTAGCGACTCATCCTCCTGGGTTTCGTGTCTACGTTTTGGCGGTGGCGACGCAGCCGGGATAAAGCAACTTCCTCGATACAAAGAATCGGACGCGGCCATGGCGGCGACTATTCATACCTTAAGGGCAGAGATTCGGAAATACAAAAAGATGCAAGACGAAGCGACAAAATTATGGGCCATGAGGGGGATCGCATTCGATGACTAATTACAAAATAGAACGCGGTGTTGCTATCCCCAAGAGTAAGCTACACCCTAATCCCTGGAACCCAAATCACATGAAACCTCGCCAGCAAGCCGCTGTTGAGGAATCAATCAAGGCGTATGGGCAAATCCTAGAACTCCTAGTTCGGCCCCATCCTGACATAAAAGACGAATACCAAATCATTGATGGAGAACATCGGTTTAACGTTTTGCCTGATACGGTCTATTGCAACGTGATTCATGGCTTGCCCGATGCCGAAGCTAAGAAGCTGACCATCGTCATGAATGAAACCCGTGGAGCCGCAGACAAAATAGAACTAGCCAAACTGCTGGCCGAGCTTAGTACCGAGATTGACGATCTTTCTACCGCTTTGCCCTGGGATGATGTCGAGCTAGACGAACTGATTAAGCTCGCGGATGTTGACTGGGACAGCTTTACCGATGCATTTGAAGAAGACGAACCACAAGCCAATGAAGAAGACCCTACTGACGATTTTGTGAGGCTATCGGTAGCAGTTCCAAGAGAGGCTATGGATATTGTGAACCAAGCCAAAGATTTAATTGAAGAACAAGGAGCATTGCATAAAGATGCCGCCCTAGCCTGGGGACAGGTTCTAGAGCGGCTGGCGGCTGATTACTTAGCGATGCCTTCCTGACTATTCTTCCGTTCTCGCCATGCCTTTTGATAAGCGGCTATAACATAGCTTAGGCGAAAAGTGTCCACCATTTTTCTAAAATTGGTTGAACCCCCGCTAGGACAGGCATAATGTAACTATGTCTTGTCTGAAATGTCACATCCTGTCACATGGCTGAAACCGTTGCTCTGACTGATTCTCAACTAAAAGCCATAGCGCTACTGGCGGATGGTATGTCACAGGGTGCAGCCGCGAAGAGCATGGGATGCAACAGGGCCACCATCAACCGCTGGGCACAGAAAGAAGACTTTGCCGCTGCCCTTGCAGCCGAGATAGAACGTCGCCGCCAGCGCACCGAGGCCAAGCTACAGGAAGCGGCCAATGAACAAATTGATGAAGAGGTGGCTAGCCTGCGGGCTGAAATGGCGGAGTTCCATCGGGCTATCGTCAACGTGCAAAAGCAACGGTTGACCCGTGGCAAAATCATCATGGATAAAGCCTTTGCGCGGCTCCAAGACTTGCCCACCGAAGCTATTGGTGTGAAGGACATCGCACCGCTAGTTATGGCCGCAGACCGCCTTTTTGAAAAAGGGCTGGAAACCTGGGGCGATGCTTTGGCTGTGGATGATTTGATGCAACGGCTAGGCGGTGATGGCCAAAGTTAGGGGACTGGAATACCTCAAGACCCGTTACCAAACCCCCCGCATTGAGAAGGCGCTGCAAGGGCGGGTAAGTCATCGACCATCGGCAACGGTGCCCCCCCACCTCACCCCATCCCCCAACGAACACCCCGCCGATTTCCTCAAGCGCACCCTGCCCGGTTCACCGATACCCACCGGGGCAAGGCACATGGCGGTTTGGGATTGGGCCGCTGCCCTACGACCGGGGGAACCTGCCCAAAGCCGAGTCGAGATCTGGGCACGGGGCGGAGCCAAATCAGACACCGCTGAAAAGCTGTGTGCCTACCTGGCTTGTGCCCTAACTCGGCGCTTTGCCTTGTACGTTTGTGGCACCCAAGATCAAGCCGATGACCACGTTCAAAACATCGCGGCTCTGTTAGAGCGCATGGGCATTCCTAGGGCCGTCAATGCCTACAGTGCCAGCATCAACTGGACAGCCAAGCAACTGCAAACCGCGCATGGCTTTGGGGTTTTGGGGGTGGGCCTCAATGCCAGGGTACGGGGGGCACGATGGGAAGATAACCGCCCTGACCTCATCATCCTCGATGACGTTGACGGGGAACACGACAGCCCCCAGATGGTGCAGAAGAAGCTAGCCACCATCAGCAAGGCCATTCTCCCGGCTGGCTCTAGCGATGCGACGGTGTTGTTTATCCAAAACCGCATCCACGAAGGCAGCGTGATTGCCCAGATTGCCGACCGTCGATCCGAGCTATTGCTAGGGGCCAGTATCACGATAGAGCCCGCTGCCTATGACCTGGAATGGGAACGGGATGTGATCGACGGTGAACCCCGGTATCGAGTCACCGGAGGGCGTCCTACTTGGGAACAGGGCCAAGACCTAGCGGTGATCGAGAGACAGATAAACCAATGGACATTGCCCGTTTTTCTGAGTGAGTCGCAGCATGAAGACGCGCCGGACGGGGGGTTGTGGGATAAAGACCGAGACCTTAACCCTTACCGTGTGGCGAGGGCACCGGAGCAGCTACGGCGCATTGTAGTGGGCGTTGACCCTAGCGGCAGCGTGGGCACCGAGGCGGGCATCGTCGCGGCGGGCCTAGGCTTTGACAACCATGCCTATGTGTTGGCCGACGACTCCCTGGCTGGCACTACCAATGAATGGGTAGCAGCGGCGATTGCCCGATATCACTTGGCCCTGGCTGATGTTGTGATTTTGGAAAGGAATTTTGGCGGCGACATGGCAGAGGCCGCCTTCAAAAATGCAGACCCTAGGGTAGGAATCAAGATGGTGACGGCTAGCCGGGGAAAACAGGTACGGGCTGAACCTGTGCATCAACTCTATGAGCAGGGCAAGGTGCATCATGTGGGGCACTTCCCAGAGCTAGAACATGAGATGTGCTGCTGGCAACCGGGGATGAAATCGCCCAACCGATTGGATGCTATGGTGTGGGCCATCACGGATCTAATGGCCTTTGATGACATTGCCGCCAGACTAAGCGCCTTGAGCGGTTAGCGGGTTACTATGGGAATACCCCTACATCCCCCGGTACGATGGCCGATGATGCCCTTGCGACAACCCAGCGTCTAGACTCTGTTCTGTCTGCCCTAAATCATTCCCTGATGCGTAATGGCGCGACGGGGATGGGGACTAGCCTTGATCCGTACACCCAGGTAGAGGTGAACTATGGGCGGTTGCTGAATGAGCAGCAGCTACGGGCATTGTACCGAGGGTCTTGGTTTATCAGGCGAGTGGTGGATCTGTTGCCCCAGGATATGACCAAGGCGGGGGTAGAGGTGTTGTTGCACGATGGTAGCAATACCCGAATTGTGAACAAGGCCATGCAGGTTTACCACGATGGGGGCCAGCGCCAGAACCCCTACGAAAAGCGGATGGGGTGTAATGAGGCTAGACGCCTAGCGTTAACCTATGCCCGATGGTTTGGGATGGGATACATTGTGTTGCGGGTCAACGGTGGCGAGAATCCCGCTAAGCCCCTAACCAAGGTGAAAAGTTTTGAGGGTGTCAGTGTCCTTGACCGCTACAGCCTACGCCCTGCCATTGGCACCATTGATGTTCATAACCCAGAGTTTTACCAGGTGTCGCGCCACGATGCCCCCGGTGGGTTTGGGGGTGAACTACCAGTGATGCAGCGCATCCATGCGAGTCGGGTATTGCCCTACAAAGGGGCGATGATCCATCCCTACGATATTCAGCTAGAAGGGGACGGTGGGCACGATAGCGTAGTGCAGCAAGTCTATGAGGCGTTCACCCGTCACTTCATGGCCAAGGATGCCATTAGCAAAGGGCTGGATAGTTACAGCTTGTTTAAGGTGGCAATCTCTGGATTGTCTACGCTGTTGCAATCTCCGAACGGAACGCAGACCCTAACCGAGTATCTGAACACGGTGGCTCAACAGATGAGCCTACACCGCATCATCGTGCAGGATACCGAGGCCAGTAAGAGTGAGTTTCAGGAGCGGTCGTTTGCGGGGGTTGCTGAGAACTTCAAGTTTTTTGTAGATGACCTGATTGCCGCCACGGGCTACCCCCATTACAAAATCTATGGCAGCGTGGGCAAGGCGGGTTTAGCTGATAGCGGTGGTGCTGAATCGAGGGCATGGGCCGAAACGGTGCGGGCCTACCAGTCGATGGAGCTAGCCGACAATGATCGCATCTTGTTTCACGCCATCTTTGAGGCATTGGGGCGGGTGCCGAAGCAGTGGGAGGTGGTCTATCCCAGCATCTATTCGGCAACCCCTGAGGAAGAGGCTACCCTGGCCAAAACCCAAGCCGACACCCTAACCGCCCTGACCCGTGAAGGGGTGATTACCACTCGCCAAGCCTACCAAGCCCTCGCCACGGGGCAACCCCTAGAGAACGTATTGAAGCCCCTAGATGAAGCCGAGGTGCTGACCCCCGTAGAGGAAGAAGCAGCGCAGGGGCCAAGCGCTGAAGAGGAATTGACAGCATTACTCGGTGGTGCCTCCGCAGAACCCGCCACCCCAGAAGCGCCCTCCGAGGAAATGGAAGCGGTTGAGGATGTACCCGAAGAGGTGGCGGCGGAAACCACACCAGAGGCCGTAGAAGCCCCCATGGAGGTCGATGAAGAACCGGAAGAGGAAGCCATTGAGGTTGCGGCTGAAACGGTGCCAGAAATAGAAGAGCCAGAAATAGAAGAGCCTGAAGAGGAAGAGGAACAGGAAGAACCCCTGAGCGCTGAGGATGAAATGGCGGCGCTGTTGGCGGTGGAGGAACAGCAGACGGATGCTGCCGACACCTTTACCCCACCCAAAGCGGCCCAACGCAATGCCCAACGGGTCTTAGAATGGCGCGAACGGTACGGCGATGAAGTCAAGGGCATGACGGCCGTGGGGTGGACACGCGCTCGACAGTTGGCCAGTGGTGAACCAATTAGCCTTGACACCGTAAAGCGCATGGCGCAATTTAATCGTCATCGTCAGAACCGTACAGTTGCCCCGGAGAACAAGGGCACCCCCTGGAAAGATGCAGGCCATGTGGCATGGCTGGGCTGGGGTGGCACCGAAGGGGTTGATTGGGCTATCAACGTAAGTGGTCGAACGGATATTGATAATCTGTGGGGCTACCACATCCCCCGGCATTCTCAGGCCCGCCGAACCTTGAATATAGTGCTGGCCGACACGGTGCGGATTGACAACCTAGACGAGGACTTGTTAGCGATGCTTAGTCAGGAAACGGCGCGGGAATTGGTGACGGTTGCCGCCACAGAACTCTATGCCCAACGGGGGCAAACCGTTGATGTTGCTGTTGATTCGGTGCATGTGGATGACGGGGCGCTGTTGGTAATGCTACGCCTAGACGGTGACGACGGCCACGGTGATGCCCTTGTGACCTACCGGGATGGCCTGTGGCAAGAAGACCGGGTAGACATTGATGAACTACTGGAAAGCTTGCTGGGCTGGCGTGTAGATGCGCCCAAGGGTAGCAAGGGGGGCCGTAAGAAGCGCACCGAGAAACCGAAGTGTACCAAAGGTCGTAGCTGTGGGATGAGTTGTATTCCACAGAATCGCAAATGTAAATCCGATCTTAGTCCCGCTGCTGATGTGGTGGCTAAGTCGGTGGTGAGTAGTGGTGGGACAGGTGGGGGCAAGAGCAAGGGGCAAGGGGGGAACCAAGACCCATTTAGTCCACAGGTGAACCCGATCAATATCCCGGATGCGCCAAAGACGTACGTCATCCCTACTGCCCCAACCCCGGACATGAAGCTTCTGGGTAAGGGCGCTTTTGGAGCCGTTTATCTTGATGAGAAAAATAATGTTGCGTTGAAATATGTTACCGGAGAAAACCCCGCACTAGCTCAGTTTTATTCGACAGATGATGAAGTTCGGATGATGCAAAAGGCAAGTGACGCGGGAGTTGGCCCTAGGCTTTTTGGAACATCTCAAGACGCGGATGGAAACCCGATCATTGCAATGGAGTACCTGAAAGGGTTCATTCCATTGAACGGAACAGACCCTCAAGCAAAATACGAAGACCTTAATAGACTCTCCGAGAAAAAACAGGCAAGGGTTATTGTGAACGTGCTGAAGGCTATAGAACAAATGTCTCAGGCGGGCATTATTCACAATGATGCTCACACAGGAAACATCATGTTTAACCCAAGGACTGGCCAGGTTAAAATGGTAGATATGGGATTAGCGTCAGAGGGTTCAGCGATTGATACCGATGTAAGGCGGTTTATCATGGCGATAACAGCCCCCGGTTCGGCATGGAAATCAAGCTGGGCTATGAGTTCGCCTATGGAAAGGTTCCCACGAATTATGAATGAGCCAGATTGGGACGGAGATATTACCCCTTTAATTAAGCAATATGAGGATATGGCAAATGGATGATGATATAGCCTTGCTTGTGGCACAAAGAAGGGTTCTTATGCGGAAATATTTAGCACTTCCAAAGGATGACAGGGCCAGGGGCGATCTTATGGCGCAGGCTGACGTATTGCTTTTAGAGATTGACAAACTGAAATCCGGCCAAGATCCATCAGCTTACATTGTCGGTATTGTAGGTTTATAGGCGATCTCATGGCAAACCCAGTCCTTGACAGAATCCCCGTAGAGAAACGCATCGAGCTAGTCATCCGTAGTGTTTACGAAGACGCTGGGGGTGGCCCTGGCGGAACCGATGTTATCCGCGACAGTGTGCGCGATGTCGAAATTGGCACACCCCCCAACGGGTGGACAGCGTTAGCCGATCTGGATAGTGCTGATGGACGGCTTACCATCAAAGCTGAGTATGACGGCCAAAGCTACAGCGATGTGGTGGTGGTCGCTAATGGCAAACCCGTGACGGTGACGGATAGTGAGGATGACGGGATAGAGGATTACATTGACGCAGAGGCAGACCCAGAAGACTTGGTATTGTTGGCCGCTAGGGTAGTTTTTGAGGCGGGCGATTGGAAAATTCTAGGGATAAAGAATCTTGAGATTGATCCGGGGGAAGGGCTAACATTCCAGGTTGTTGTTGAGCAAGACGGAACGGGAAAGCGCCTCCTTCAACAGGTTGAGTACAACGCTATCACCAATGAATGGGTAGATAGTGTCATCGAAGGTCGTACTGATGTGTGGCGGAGTGATACACCTAGAAAAGGTAGCAAGCGAGGCAAGCGAACCGAAGCCCCTAAATGTAAAGCAGGTAAAAAATGCGGGATGACCTGCATCAAAATGGAGCGCGACTGCCATCAAAATCCTACAGGTGTTGTTGAAGAAGCCTTAAAGACAGCGGTAGGAACAAAATCAAAAGGGGGAGCGGCAAGTAAGCGGCCAGTTATCCCATTACCTTCCGGGGTTAAACGTAAGGATAATGGTGATGAAACTACCTATACCTTTGAGGCAGGCGATGACATTTTAACGTTTACGATTAAGCCTGAACCAAGGCTAGCCGCCGCAAATGGTACGCGAATGGTTGACTTTGAGGTGAACTATTCCTTGGCCGCTGGCGAATTAATTGACAACAATAACGCTGTCGCTATTGCATCCAAGGCAAGGGCTATCATGCAGCACGACGCATCCCAAAGGCCAAACGGTTTTAGGTATAGCACCCTTGCTTTTGCCAATGATGATAGGGGATCTGCCAGGGCTTTACTTTATTCAAAAGAAGGGTTCTCAACTCCCGGAGATTTACAGCTAGAAGGATCTAAGGGGATTCAATATGCCGTGGTTAAGAATGGCCGAATGGTGCCCTCTGACGCAAACGGAAAAGCAATTACTCCAGCACGTCAACGGAAAGCGATAAAGGCTTTAATTGAAGATGCACGAAAAGAGAGAAACCAGCGGAGGTCAGCATGAGCAAGTTATTGACGGACAATGAATTAGATCGGGTATTGGATGCGGAGGCCGATGCCCCTTTTGATGTGGACATTGCAAAGTATTTACGCTCTGTTTTTGCAAAGGAATCTTCATCTTTTTTAGCCTCCTTGGAGGATTATATTGCCCTGTCATTGACCCCGTTTGCTAGCGATGAAACGATTGATCGGCTTACTTCGAGTAATCGCCGGGAAGACGTTGCACTCCCAAAGCCCTGGCCCCTGTAGAGGCTGAACGCTTGGTACTGCAAGCGGCAAAGGTCATCTACGGGGGGTTTGAGAACTGGGAAGTGCGGGGCATTCGCAACCTACGGTTAGGGGTGCCCTTGGGCGGGCTGACGGTGGAGGTGGTGACGGTTTCGGACGAGGGCGAGGTGCTGCGCCTGGAGGGGGTCTGGGATGGGACGCTGTGGACAGACACCCTAATCACTGAGAGCCGCGAAGATGCGGCAAAGAAAGGCGGCAAGGGTAAGCGCAAGGGGCGCACCGAGAAACCTAAATGCACCAAGGGCCGTGTCTGCGGGATGACCTGCATTCGCCGATATAAAGCCAACGGAGAACCGACTGGTTGCCGTTTTGACCCGCCCCCGGTGATTGCAGAAGCGTTGAACCAAGCGGCGGCAATGGGTGGAAAAGGCGGTGGCGGTGATACGCCCACTAGCCTACCCAAAGACCATGTCGTGACCACCAACAAGCGCATCACAGCAGCGCGACTGGACAAAGCTTTGAATGCCATTGATAGCCCTGGGGCCAAAGAACGGGTGAGGATGTTCCGTGCCTTTGTGGCAAAGACGGGGGTGCAAGCGGTGTTTGCCGACCCAGACGCGTCGTTGACCGATCACCTGGCTGTGGTAGAGCGAGGGCTAAAAGACCAGCGCTATGCGGCGGAGGATGGTGGCCTACTGCGAAATACCAAGGCCGACCCAACAGCGGCGGGGTACACCACGTTTGTCTGGAACCATGTGGTGATTACGAGCGATTCGAGGGGAAGGGATGGGGCGTTTGTAGCATCTTCAGAAAAGCTGAGGCAAGCAGCGGATCGCATCTTTGAGGCCAATGCCGAGGACGAGTTAACGCGGGACGTTATGGCGTTCCCTTTTAGTGTTAGCGGATCGGTAAGGGATCGAGACTCTAGCGATATGATGACCTACATTCACGAAATGGGGCACCAAGTTCATGCCAAGGCAGGGCTTCCGGCTGTGCCCCTGACTATTAAGGGATCGGCTACCAACTATGGTGCTGTCAATGAAGAGGAATGGTTTGCTGAGCACTTTGGCCTATGGATGTTGGATGGCCAAAGATACGAGCAGCTAGACCCAGCGGGGGCACAGTTTATTCGAGATAGCTTAGTTAGAGCCACCGAAAACCCAGTGAGCGTTGATGAGTTGATCGCAAGGAGGAGAGCATGAGAACCATTGGTAAGCCACAGTTTAGCAACCCCGCCACGGCAGCAGCCCATGAGATACTAGCCAAGGCCACAGGCACCGCAGCGGAATTAGCCACGATGCGCCGCATTGCGGAAGAAGCCAAAGGAGAGGCCCGATCACAAATTGGAAGTTTGATAGAAGCCTTCATCGTGCGGTTTGGGTTTCCCTCAGATGACGGCATAAGGGGCGATGCAGAACCCCTCCTTCCCGATGGCAATGGGCTAACCCGTGAGGAGGTATCGAGGATTGTGCGCGACCTTGAAACCCAAGAGCAGATCGATGCCTTTCTATCCACGGTGGTTTTGGAGGAGGCCGACGAGGAAACCCAAGCCACGGTAGATGCCCTGCTAAACGCTGCCCCAACTGAAGAGGACGGCATTGCCTTGCTGATGGGGTTGACGGTAACGGGCGCGGCGATGGTGGCACTATTCCTTGATGGCCGCTACCAAACCTTGACCGTGGATGTACCGCCAGGATGGGCTGACCTTGACCCCACAGAACGACGGGAGAGGGCCGCTAAAGCAATAGAAGGGGCCAAGCGTAGCCCAGTGGAGTTTGATGCCCTCGCAGAATACCGAGACGCCCTAGACGCCCATTACCGCATCGTGACCCGTGGCTATGGTGAAGCGCTGGCCAATGGGGACATTGACCTTGGGGAGTATCACCAATTGATGGTGGATGCGGTGATTGAGGCCCACACGGTGCAGCGACGGCTAGGGGAGGGGCCATTGACCCCGGAGGCCGTTGAAGAACTGCAAGCCACCTTAGACGAGCAGCTAGGCTACCTAGCGGACATGGTGGATCAGGTTGCGGCGGGTAGCCTGAGCGGTGCCCAGATTGCTGAGCGTAGTGGACGCTATGGGGCCAATGGTGGGCTGAGCTTTAACCAAGGGCTGGCGGCGGCGGCGTTTATTGCCGGGGCATCCTATGAGCAACGGTTCTTAGGGGCGTGTTCTCCCCATTGCGCAGACTGTGTGGACTATGCCGCACGGGGGCGGCAACCGATTGGGACGTTGCCTGCGCCACGAATGGCTTGCAGGTGTTTTCAGTCGTGCTGCTGTCGCCTTGAGTTCTTTACCCTTGGTGGGGCATCGTGGGGCTGGGTGGGTTAGACGCGCCAGTAATTCATATCGACCCCTAACGAATCACTGAGCGGCCCTAGGGCTTCGCTGGGAATGTTGCCAGTGTATTGCCAATACTTCACCCGGTCGTAGGGATAGCCAACTTTTTCCGCCAGAACCGTGAGCGGCATGATGGGCACAAACTGGGCGCGTGCCTGCTGGAGCTTGACCCGGAAACGGTGGGACGGGGTATCTATCACGGGTAAATTCTGCACACCGTAGACTAATCCTTATCTTACCAGTCGCAGCCCATAGTAGACGGGGGTAGGCTTGGGGCAGATGCTACGTGATAGCGCTGTGACTGTTTCCCTTGATTACGCTGAACCCTTAACGCTAGATACCAAGGCCGATGATGAGCGCTTGGTGTTGTTGGCCGTTAAAAGCATTTATGAGCAAAGCAACTGGGAAGTTTTAGGCATTCGTAACCTGGTGGTGACGCTAGGGGAAAGCCTCTCGGTTGAGGTGGTGATTGAGAACGAAGACACCAAAGACCGGGTGATTGTCGCTGGGGACTATGACGCAGCGGCTAACCAATGGACAGACCGTTTGTTGTCTGAGTCTAAGGCCGATGAAGCCCTCGACCTTGACGCATGGCGCATGGATAAGGGCAAGGGTAGCCGGGGAAAGCGGACAACGGCCCCAAAGTGTAATAAGGGCAGACCTTGCGGGATGTCTTGCATTGCCGGGAACCGGAACTGTCGAGTAAACCCCACGGGCGCGGCTGAGGAAGCGCTGAAGACGGTGGTTGGTGGTGGGGGCGGGGCGGGTAGCTCAAGCCGAGCGCCAATCTTGGTTGACTTTACTTATCACACAAAGCCGACCAAAACCGTTTTTAACGACTTGCGGGACACGTGGCAAGACAACTATAAGGATAATTTTTGGTCAGACGATAAAAACAAATCAAATCAAATAAAGGTTACTCAGAGAATACTGGCCGAACCAAATAAAGATGGACGCCTAAGAGAGATTAGAGATAGCGAAGGAAATCTTCAGGCAGCAGCAATCATAACGCCATCGATCAATAGAATTAGAAGTCCTAATGACCATCTTCATGTTGACTGGTTAGCTACAGCACCGTGGAACTTGCCAGATAGTACAGACCATAGAAAGGTATCTGGAGCAGGAAGCGCAATGATAAGAGAGATTATCCAAGAAGCTAAAACAAATCTAGATAAATATCCTGGTGGAGTCCAGCTTGAATCGCTGCAAGCTGCTGTTCCTTTTTACAAAAAACTCGGATTTGATGTGCAAACCGAATTAAACAGCGTGTCTTATATGGTGCTAAGCGCAGACAAGATAAGGGGGATGAGATGAAGACACTAGAAGAGCTAGAAAATGACGCTTTTGGTGTGCTTGCAGTTGTGCCCTCTAAAGCAAACTTAGACTCGGCACCCATGACCTCAATCCGCTTCGACCGTGCCCCCCTAGCCAACACCGAGCGCTTACCTGATGGACGCCTGCGGGTGAGGGCAACGTTTTCCCGTGTGGGGCCATTAAACTACCTTCGAGCCGACGGCACGATGCAAACCGAGATCGTGACCGCTGATGAGCTATTTCGGGAAGACTCGCTAGAGACAGCGGGCCTTGCCCCCGTTACCTTGGGCCATCCCCCCGATGGCATGGTGACACCGAAAACCTGGAAGAAATACGCCGTTGGGGCTAGTGGTTCTACCGTCATCGCCAACCGTGTGGATGGCTTGGTGGATGTCGTCTTTGTGATTGGTGATGAGGAAGCTATTGAGGCGGTGGAATCGGGCCGAGCCACTGAGGTGTCAGCAGGGTATAGCACCCTGGTTGAGCCCCGTGGAGATGGCAAGTTCTATCAAACCAATCGGCAGTATAACCACCTTGCCATCGTAGAACGGGGGCGGGCTGGGCCTGGGGTTCGCCTGCACCTCGACGCCGCTGAAGATTGGGCGGTGATGGCGGATGCCGTTGAGGTTGAAATCAAGGTTGAGCTTGAGGATGAACCGGAAGAAGGGGATGAAATCGAGATAGACCTTGAGGACGACAAAGTAAACACCGACAGCAAAGGAGGCTGTGATTGTATGCCAGGAATGAAATACAAAGGCATGGACATGGAAGAGGAAGTCTTCGATGCCTTTAAGGCGATGGAAGGCGAACTCGAAACCCTGAAGAAAGACATGAAGGGCATGATCCCTAAAAAGGATTCGGCCTATGAGGAAAAGGTGGATGCCCTCGCAGGGGAAAACGCTGGTCTACGGACTCGCGTTGCGGCCCTTGAGGCTGAGCTAGGCACTCGGATGGATGCCAGTGCAGTTGAAGAAGCTGCCCAGGCTCGCCTAGATGCCTACATGGAATGTCTACCCCTGCTGCCTGAGGGCGTGCGCTTTGATGCCACCCTAAGCCCCATTGAATGGCGCAAGGCGGCTATCGCAGCGGCTAACCCTAGCGTTGATCTGGAAGGCCGTAGCGACGACTTCGTGAACGGTATGTTCAGCACCATGCAGGTTGTCACCGCCAAGGCTGAGGCCAAGGTGGATGCTGCCAAGTCTGAGGGGTTTCGTCGCATCCTGGATTCAGCGGCTGTGGCGGGCCATAGCGGTAGCAGTACCGAAAGCCCGGAGGATCTGGCAGCTCGGCAAGATGCTGATGACATTGAAGCGATTAACAAAATCTTCGCCTTTAACGGAGGTGCGAACTAATGGCAATCACGACTTACGATGACATTTCCGCAGCGGGCCTAGTGGCTGGCCAGTTCTATACCAGTGTGGTGAACGGTGCCAAACTGACAGGCTACAACACCACGGGCAACGTTTTGGCGGCTGGCTTTGGTGCGGTGTGGACGGGCACGGGTAAGAACGTGGCCCTGCCCTCCGGCGCTGGCAACTTTGCGGGCATTCTGACCATTCCTACCGTTGAAGTTCGGGCAGACTATAGCCTAGACGCTAGTGACCGTTTTGGTTGGCCCGATGATTACGAGGTGGCCCTGGCAGTCACCGATATGTATGCCGTGTGGGTGGATGACACCGTTGCCGTGGGCGATCCGGTGTACCTGAACCATACCGCTAGCACCTCGGTCGTTGGGGCATTCCGCAACGATACCAACAGCAACAACGCTCAGCTAATCACGGGGGCGCGTTTCATGTCGGCGGCGGTGGGCACTAGCTCCACCCTAGCGCTGGCCATTGTCAACCTCAGCGCTAACTAAGGAGGATATCCACTATGCCTACTGCTGGCACTTTTCAATACCGACAACTACAGCAGAAACTGCGGGGGGTGCTACGTCGCCGTCTGCGGGTTCAGCCCTTCTACGGTGGTGAGCTTATCCCCACCATGACCGACCTCACCCCCGGTACTCGCGAACTGGTGCAAGACCAGGTTCTAGAGTTTGGTGAAGCGGCCCTGATGGCCCCCGATGGCGATGATATCCCCTTGGTGGAAATCAACGCGACTGAAAACACCTATCGGGTGGTGATGCCCGTGGCTGGCTATGCCGTGTCCTTCCAGGAGGAACTGGCAACCGAGGTGGCCCGTGGCAATGGGATGCAGTACAGCCCCCGCGATGTGAAGCTGACCGCCGCTACTCGCGTGATTGAGGAACGCTGCGCCAAGGTGGCTGCTGTGGGGTCTACCTCCCACGGGTTTACCGGACTGCTGAACAATGCGGCGATCACCCCCATCAACAGCAGCTTCGACCCGTTCGATGCAGGCTCTACCGCTGACGATATTGCCGACTGGATTCTGTCTTTAATTGGGGATATTTTCTCGGCGTCGAATAACGTTGAGTACCCTAACACCATGCTGGTTTCCACCGCCCTAGGCAACCTGCTAGAGCGGCGTCGGATGCCGGACAGCGGCGATACGGTGCTGAGTTACATCATGCGAACTCAGGCGACCCGTGCTGCAATGAACGCAGGCCAAGGGCTGAAAAAGATTGTGCCCCTGGTGGAATGTGGTGCAACCTACCTGGAAGACAATGGCGTAGAGTCGAGCGGTACTAACAAAGACCGCATCGTTCTGTACCCGATGGATCCTGAGGTGCTGGAGAAGCACATGATGTCTGGCGCGATTAACCTCTTCCCTGAGGACTGGGTTTTGAACAAAGGCGCTCGGAAGGTCTACCCGATGTACTCGTTCATGTCGCAGACCATCATCAACTTCCCTGGTGCGTTCTCCTATGTCAAGCACAGTAAGGAGGCGTAGGAAGTAGATGCCCATTGTGATTTATAAGCCTGCCAACACTTACCCCCAACAGGCGGAGGGAAGCCAGGTGGGCTTTGATCGGCTACGGCTAAAGACTGGGGTAAACCATCTCACAGATGCCCAGTTTGCCGCCCTATCAAAGCACCCTGACTATCCCGCCTATGTGGCCCGTAAAGCGTTGGTAGTTCAGGAAGAAAAGGACGAAGTGGCGGTGATTCCCCTGACGGATATCCCCGCTAACCTGTCGGGGTATAACACCCAAGAGGCTGACGAAATCATTGACAATACCCACGATGTGGATATTCTCAAGCGTTGGCTAAAGGATGAAACCCGTGCCACAACCCGCCGCGATTTGACCCGCCGAATTAAAGACCTAGGAGGTGATCTCTAATGACTGTAGCCATGCAACGAGTCATCCAAACGGATGCATCTAAGCGAGTCGCAGGGGCAACCATTACGGTTGCAGCGGTGAATGATGTCGCGAATACCTGTGCAGTTTCCATCCAGCTAACCGATGCCGCTGGGAATGACCTCGACTACCGTGGGGCGGTGCTGTTCTACCTAGGCGGTGCCAATGGTGACACCCTCAGCACAGCATCGACATCCTTGGCAATTGGCACTGATGGCTTAATGATTGAGTACATCAGCAACAGCGCTGGTTTACTGGTTTCTGAAGCCGATGGCGACATTGATTTGGTAGTGGGCGGGGGCACGGGTGCCTATACGACCTACCTAAATATCGCCCTACCCTCTGGCGAGTTGCTGACCTCTAGTGCCATCGTATTCACAGCGGACGCATAACCCATGGCCGTTGACCTTGACCAGTTCCAGATCGACTTTCCGCAGTTCGCTAACACGGACACGGACTTGATTGAATCGGCCATTGCAACGGCCCTATTGATGGCGGGAGAGGCTGAGTGGGGAACCTTGGCAAACCGTGCCCAGTCTCTCCTAACCGCTCACATGCTGGCCCTTCAATCTCAGGCGGTGGCCACCGATGGCCGCAATACAGGCAACCTAACGGGCGTCTCGATACCGAGTGAGGTGAGTATGCAGTTCGCTCAAACCGCTAGTTTTGGCGGGAAAGGCGAGGAGGGGCTGAAGACCACCACCTACGGCCAAGAATTTTTGCAGCTTAGACAGTTTCGATTTTTACCCTTCAGGATTGTCTGATGACTACCACTACTGTCGGCACCACTTTAACCACTATTGCTACCCTCGATACCGGACGCAGTGACCGGATCGGGGTTACCGTTACCAATGGGGACACGGCCTTCAATGCCTTTCAGCTACAGGGCACGATTGACGGCACGGCCTGGATAGCGCTGGCCAGTGATGCGGGCGGGTTCTCTACTCCGCTGTTGCCCCTGCGCCGTTGCATTGGCACCACGGTAACGCTAGCGGGCGGTGCGGTGGCCACACTATTGCTAGACGGGGGCTACTTCCGGCAGCTACGCCTGCAAGCCTCGGTCGCTAGCGGAACAAGCGTGGTGACGGTAGACGCTTGGACAAATCGCTAAGCCTATGGCCATGGATATCCCCCAGCCCCAGCCCAAGCCCCTACCGCTGAACGATGTTACCCAAATGATGTACGCCCGAAGGTGTATGGTGCATCACTTGCGGCGCTTGTTCCAGACTTACTATCTCGCCTGCGATGCGGATACCTTGGAAAGCTTTGCCTCGACCATCGCCAGCGCCATGCGTAGCGTTGAGGAGGAAATCTATTACGATTGGAACGAACAGCCGGGGTTTGACCTCCCAGACGAAAGCGACGGCGGCGACGGTGAACCCGTTGGACGATAGAATATGGCCAAAGCCATTGAATCTACAGTGATCGCCCTCGGTTAATTCGAGGGCTTTTTCTTGTGTGCCAGTAGGGTGTACCACTTATTTTCCAAAATTCTTGCCTTACCCCCTTGTAAAGTGCAGTCAAATGAGGCATTATAAAGGGGTAAGCAATTACGCCGAGGACAAACCGATGACCACTCAAACTGCACCCGCTAAGCCCGTTCGCACTGAAACTTGGCAAGATAAAAAAAAGGGATTGTCAACTCGAAAAGACTTTGTAATGCAAACCCCCATTACCTGTGGAACCTGCCTTCAAACACAAATCTCCATTTACACCTATGGAAATGGAGAAGAGCAAGCCTACATTGATTACGGCTCTAATACTCCCTTCTTTTGCAGCGTGGAATACGCAAGGGACGTTGCGAAAAGCCAGCTAGAAGCCGGATACAAATTCATCTAGTACGCTACACTCGCCCCTCCCTTGAGGGGCTTTTTATTGGCCTCTGTATCGCCAGGTACACCCCGATATTCCCCCCATGCTACCCTGGGCAAAACTCTGGGTATCCACCATGCGACGATGCACCCTTTGCACGGCGGTTCACGATCCGGTTCAGCAGCGTTTCATCGTAAGCCACGGCCCGACGATAGATGAACTTACGTTCAACAGTCGATGTTGCCACTATGCCAGACAGCGGGGCCGAGAGGGGTGCATCAACCCGTGCAGGGTAGTTGACCAACGCGAGACGTTAGAGGGGCGCATGGCAGGGCTAGAAGCCACTATCGCAGCCATGCACCCAGAGGTGAGAGAATGCCTAGTTAGTTCTACCCCTGTTGAGCCATGACCCTACCCCCAACCCTGTTCTACCTGGCAGACCGTCACGACCGTTTTCGGTTGATGGCAGATGGCACGATCAACGCTGCCAACGATGGGACGCCCTGGTATTTCACTACGGTTGAAGCCGCCCTCGATCATCCCGAAGCGGTGGGGCTGCGCGTGTTCCCTGTGCCGACCGTTGAAACTATCCCCGGTGCCCCCGTCGGAACACGCCTAGAGGATGCCGTAGACGCGGACGCCACCATCGCCAGGGCTACGGCTGGAGCACTGGTGTAGAGCCCCAACCGGAAAGGATTGCTTGATGGTTGCCCCGGCTACGGTTAGGGGCTTTTTCTTGTGTGCCAGTAGAATGTGACACTAATTGCTTGACATTGTGCAGTCAAGTGAGGCATTATGAAGGGGTAAGCAAAACACACCGAGGGCAAACCCCATGAACATGACCACCGACGAAATGCGCCAGCTCGCGGAAATCCAAGCGATGGTTGCCCAGTTCCGCCAAACCGCAGGCTACGATGCCGTGGAACAAATGGCAATGTACATGGAAGACACCGCAGCCACCTTCCAGGAAGAACTCGAAGCCTGGGAGGACGACGAAGAATAAGTACTCCGTCCCGCCTTCGGGGCACCCTCCCCACCTCAGCCCAGTCCACTACATCAACACCTACCCACCATGTCCATGTCTTTCTCTAACTCTCAATCCTTCGCATCATTCGGCGGTTCTTTCAACCCCAGCCCAGAATGGCTCCAAACCGAAGAGGCTTGCCGGGAAGCCGGACGCCGTTGGGCCATGGCAGGCAACACCAAACTACCCGTACACACCATGGTCGCGGGCAGGGACGTTCAGATCGTCCGCTCTCGCCATGAATGGGCACAAGCTTTTATAAGCGGCTGGCGGGCCGCTGGCAAGGGCACCAAGCCCGTTCTGTAACCCGCTTCTCCACCCTATCGCCCCGGCATGACCGGGGTTTTTGCTATGGCTAAACACAATCCACCCTGCCCACACTGCGGGGGCAACCTGAACAAAGCAGGCATCACCGTGGCGGGTTTTCAGCGCTGGCGGTGCCGCCCTTGCAGGTATTACACCACAGACACCCCCAACAGCCACGGGGGCCACCGACACGGTGCCGTCGGGGGTACGCCTGCCAACGTCAGGGCCAGACGCTCTGAAGCCCGCAGAAGAGGCCAAGCCAATCCCTAGAGCACAACACAGCCACAATCCCCAGAGCCACCCATCAAAAAACTAGGGTGGCTTTTTGCTGCCTAAAAGATGCTGCTTTCAAAACAGAACAAATATCTAAAAGTTTGTGTACGGAATCTATCAGAAACCTGCGGGTATAAAATTTGACACCAAAACACCGAAATACGTAGAAGTGTATGCCAGTACTAGTGTGTTTTCACAATACTTTCTGGAATTGGCACAAGTACACCAGTATCTACATTTTTCAAACGGTAGCGTACGCTACAAACTGTGATTTTGACAGGAATCGCTGAAACGCTTACCAGGTAGGGCTTTCGGCAATTTTGACGCTCCGTCAGAACACTTGTCCTACCACGAAAGGATCGAAAAAAAGGTGGGGTACTCAAAGCCTTACGTAGCAATGGTTTAAGGCGGTAGTACGTATGTCTTCCCAAGGAAGGAAAATTGCTTCCGTGGGGGACTCTAATCCTTATATATCAGTATCTTTCCCTTTGGAAAGTGGCTTTCCCCACCAAAATTAGGGGGGTAGAGATTTTTTGTACGCTATAAAAAAAACAGCCTTTTGAAAATCCCAACTGTCACATACCCCCAAAAAATGTCGATTTTTTGTGGAACAAGCGACCCCGCCTTTCGGTGGGAACGTGGTAGTACAAATGTAACGCCTTGCCCTGTAAGGCTTAGAGTTCCCCACCTTTTGTAATTTGCTTCCGTGGTAGGACAGGCATACTACCAAAATAAAAACCCGTGCGATTGACGCGCACGGGCTTAGGAAAATGCATTTTTGTGGGTGGCTGTTTGGTTGGTATTAGTGGCAGCTAAACCGAGCCGAAAAGCTTTTGGGCTTCCAGTCGATACCCGTGGAGAGCCGACCGATTTGGCCAGCGTCTAGGCGGGGTAAAAAGTCGTTACCCCAGTCCTCGACAGCATTGGTGTTTGGGTCAGTCCATTGCACCTCCATGTAAACGCCATTGCGACAGGTGACTGAGGGCATGATCTCGAAGTCAGCACAGTAGAGCCGTCCATCACAGCTAGGGCTTTGCCGCTGTTTGTAGGCTAGGCGTTGGCCCTGGTCGGTAACGTATAGGTTCCACCCGTCGGGGGGTTGCCATTGGGCCTGTGGTGTCGGGGTGGGGCTAGGTGTCGGGGTGGGAGCCGGAACAGGAGTGGAAGCTGTGGGCGGTGGGGAGGTTGGCTCTGGGGTGGTGGGGGTAACGGTGCCACCGCAGGCCGTCAGCAGGGATAGCGCGGCGAGAAGGGGTAGTGCGAGCTTTATAGGGGGAGTTGGAAAGGGACACCCCTATTGTGCCCATAAGAAATCCCCGCTCAGGTGCTCCACTAGGGGCCATGGCGGGGATCCGAGTTTGGTGGGTGCTCTCCCAGGGCGCTTTTTACCAGGTTCCCAACTGGGGTCAGTTGTAACGGCACTCCGACCGGCAGGCCTCTTTGTTGATAACCCAGGCGCTGCATCACTGGGGCTTCACCGGACAGGGCGGGCTAGATTCATCACCTCCCCCCTACCTTTCGCTAACGTCGGCGGCGGGGTTCCGATCTCCTGTCCTCCACCCCTATATAATGCCCCATTTGACCGCACGTGTCAAGTGGTTTTGAAAAATTTTTCCAAAAAAAGTGTCACACGGCACTGGCACACGCCTATAAGTTGTTTCGTAGGGTGCTTCTAGTGGGGTATTGTGCCCAGTTGAGGGACGCCACAAGGGAACCCTAGGGGATTTCTGTTGGGGCCGTGGTGAAAGCTAGGATAGGGGCATGAGTTTTGGTGCTGACCTATGCCCCTGCTGAACCCATTGAATGTGCCCACGACAGCGTTGACCTTTACTCGCCTTTCGACGGCTACAGAGGATGTAGACGAGCTGGGAAATCCGGTGCTGACCAGCACGACGGTGACGGTTCAGGGTGTGGTGACGCCCCTGGGGAGCAATCGGCTATCAGACTTGGCCCCCATTGTGGGCGTGGAGGGCACTGGCATCCCGGTCAAGGTGAGGGTGGCGGCGTGGCCTAGTGGCGTGGGTGCGGGGGCAGCGGTGGCCAGCCTGACCTACAACGGACGACCCGCCACGATCCGCCTAGCCCCAATTCGAGAGGCCAGTGCAGCAGCGGCCAAAGTGGCGGCTAACTTGGGGGTTAGTGCTGAGGGGGTGCTGGTGTATAGCTAGTTGCCCCATGGAGAGCTAGGGGCATCAAATACTCTATTGAGCCTTGCCTTTTCTATGTTTATTAGCGCGTCCTGCCATAGTTCTACGGCATGGCGCATTGCGGATGAAGGGGTATCCCCATAGCCAACCGATACTTTCCCATCGCTCCCAATTCCAAATGGGCTATTTTTCACTAAAATAACGGGATCGACAATGTCCTCATCATCGCGTAGGAGCCAATGAGATTGTAGAGTTGTTTGTCTTACGAAAGACGTAAAAGTGTCTTTTCCCTCATAGGCATCATACGAATCTTTTGGATTGTTGAATGCGTCTGATGGATAAATTACCGCAACAAATGTGTTCAACTCCTTGCAAGGCAACAACTTAATAGAATCGAAATCTTCGATTGAAACAGGGGACAATCCTGGAAATAATATTCTGGCCATCTATCTCTCCCACTTCTCCCTAGATACCTTATAGGGCTGGCTATTCAACGCCACCCCAATCGTGACCCAATCCCCGCCATCGACAAACCCCACGCTGACGATCTCATCGGGTGTGATGAGTAGTTCTGGCTTGAGGCGGCGCAATACCCGATAGGCGTGGGCCTGTTGTTGTTGCCAGGTGGTTTGGGCCATGTGCCGTTCATGGGCTTCTAGGATGCAGCGCTCCACGGCCTGGTAACGGGCACGATGACCCCAGAGTTGCTGCAGGCTATCGAGCCGTTCAATGATGGCAGGGGCAACGGTGCAGCGTAAATCTGAGGCCATCCTAAACCCTTGGCAACCTACCCCCAGTGTATCCCATGGTTTAGGAAATAAGGGCTAACGGGGACGGCTATAGCGACGATAGGGATAGCGCTGTGGTGTTCCCTTGGCAGGCATTGTTAACCCTGGTCAGACGATCCGCGCCCTTGAGCAGATTGGGCTAAGGGCGATGGAAGGCGTCGTCCCTGCATTCGACTCGGCATTAACGCAGGCCATATCCGCACGGGTTTACCAATGGCCGAATCGAACGGTACGCCGCAACGGGCGAACGGTAGGTAGCCCCCGCGACATCATCGACACGGGGGAACTAGACAGCAGCCAACAGTTGACTCGTGAGAGTCGTTTTGTGTGGCGGTGGGATTGGACAGCGGCCCATGCCCTGTTTGTGCATGAGGGCGTGACATTGCGGAACGGGACTGAGCTGCCCGCACGACGGTGGACAGTCCGAGCGGTGGAACAGTTTAAGCCCGTCGCCAAGTTTGCCAAGGAGGTTAGGAAAAATGTCTAGCCTCCTGACAGAACTCGATATCCGATCTCTGGTATCCACCGCACTAACGGGCATGGTGGGAACCTACACCTACAGCAATGGAGCCACCGAGGCCGCTCTGAAAGCGACCGATGGGGCGTACCGTGGCACGGGCCACCCCTGGGCATTTGGGCCTGAGGTGCCTAAGGTGACGGGCCTGGAAGTGCTGATTGAGTTGGACGTGGAAACGCCAGAGTATCAGCCCTACATGGGTAGTGATTATTGGATTCGGCGTAGGGCCAGAGTGACCCTAAAGCAACACACCATTACGTCCACGGTTCGCACCGCTGCGCGGGCCTTGGTCAAAGCGCTCAACCGACCCGACATTGTGGGCCTAGAGATTGGCCCACGGGTGAGCCGGGATTCTCGTGTGGACAACATTGAGACCCAATCGTTTTCGTTTCTGTACTCAACGGAGGATTAACCTATGCCTGGTGCTGCTTCTGGAACTGTTCTCGCCACCCCTGATGCCCGTACACGGGAAATGTATGTGGCCATCGTTCCTAACGATACGACCCCTACGGCCCTGCCCGAACCTGTCAACATTGTGTGCAACGAACCGACGACGGGGCTACCCGCCTCGGCTACGGCAGCGGCAATGGACATTGACAGTGTGAGCCTACCGATCTCCATTCAAGTTGGCCAACGCCTTGAGTTCAAAAATGCCAGCGGTACCTACCTATTTGAAGTGACGACGGTAGCGCCCTCTGGCACAACTACCACCATTACCGGGATTGCCCGTGAGGGGATTCCTGATAATGCCGTGGCTAAGTTTCCAACCCGCCTAGGCTTGGTGCTGAACATCGACACCAGCGAGACCACGGGCACCTCTACGTTCTCCACCTTCGACCATGACGGAACCTCTGAGGTAGCGCGGGGTGAAGGTGAGCAGTCGATTACCAGTGCGGCGGGGGCCAGCTACTATAATGCGGGCCTAGAGACCATCATCTATGCCCAGCGCAACGGGGTAGACATCTGCTGGATTATTGAGCAGCCCAACCCCGACGGGGACGCCTTTAGCAAGCCTCCCTACGAATGGGGCGTCGGCGTGGTCAATGACGTTAGCTCTAGTGGTGGCGTGAACGACAAACTACAGCGCAGCCTAGGGATTAGCGTTAAGGGTGGCATCAAGTATGCAGCCCCGGTGAAGGCAGCGTAACGTGTTCCCCTGCTTTAGAAACCTAGATGTGGTGGCGATTGTGTGCGAGGTGGAGGGGGATACCCTGACGGCTCGATGGGTGCAGTTGCATCCGGCCAAATTCGCCACCCTACTAGGGACGGAACAAACCCTAGTACAACCCAAGACCGTAGACGGGATAACCGTTACGGTGCGAGTCCCTGAAGACCTTACCCCCGTGCATACCGATGTCAGATTCCCCATTGTTACCCTGGATCTCCGAACCGGGAAAAGTGCCACTAACTGAAACCCTAACCGACCCGGTGAGCGAGGCCAGCATTACCCTGCCTCGTTTCAATGGCCTGACGGTGAATGAAGTGATGTTCCTGAATTGGGCAGCGGAAAACCTACCCAACCTAAATAAGGGGTTGAGCAATGCTCCAACGGTGGTTACTGAACTAACTCAGTTCTGCCATTGCTTTCTATGCCTAAGGTTAGAAAAGGCAGATTGGAACATTGACCAACTGGTGTTTGAGGGGCCAGAGCTGAAGCCCTCGCAAACCTTGAAGATGCCTGATGGTCGGTCAATCCCGCTCTATTTGATGTATCTGGTTTATGGCTTTGCGGTGGATGAGGAAAGCCGCTGGCTGGGAAAGCAGAACCCCCAGATGCTAGCAGCGGTGCGGGATGTAATCACGCAATCGATTGGCAACGAGTCTGGGGAACCCTCTATTGGAAACTTCAACGAGAGTTCCCAGGACACCCCCGATTCAGTGGGCGGGCCTTTGGTCGTTGCCCCGTCTACATCATCAACGCCGCGATCCAAAACATCCAAGAAAGCCGCCTAACCGAACTCAGGGAAAACAACCGAGTACTGGCCAATATCGGTTATGTCTACCTGGTGAGTAAGGGGGCCAAGAATGTAGACCGCAATGCGCTCAATGATTGGGATACCATTGCCGCGATTGAGGAAGCTAGGGAGTCTGTACCCAAGGTCGTTGCTGAAACCTGGATGGAACTAAACCGCAAGGGTGCCCTACCGACCTGGGCTATTGAGCAGATTAATGTGAAGACCATGGAGCTTGCCACGCTATGACCAACGTAGGACAAGTCAGCTTCAAGATGGTGCTAGACACCTCAAACCTACGCGGGGAGGTGGCTAGGGTTAATGCGCTGTTGACGCGGCAAGCGATTAAGATCCCCGTTCAATTAGAGACAGGCCAACTTAAGGCGCAGCTTGCCCAGATTGCCAAAGAGGCACGGTCGATTAGGATTCCGGTGCAGGCGACTGGGGTAGCCCCTCGTGGGGGTGTGTCCGCCCCCGCTGGCCCGTCTCGGTT